CTGCCGTAGTTTATAGCGAGGTCAGTATTAACGCCACGCCAACCAAAGATTCAAACAGCCGCCTAGACTTTACGCGGGTGCAGATTGATTGTCTAGCGCTGACTTACGAAGATGCTAGCACGCTAGCCGACACGGTACGCGCTGCGCTTAATGTAGTAACTCCTGGCACCTATAACGGCGTAAATGTGTTTTATATCGAGTTTGACAACGAGCAGGAGTTTGTAGATGACGCCGCAGACTTTGACGGGGTTTACCAGGTTTCACAGGATTACATAGTTAGCTACTCCGTATAATGGCAAGTAATTTAGATTTAAACGTAATAATTAGCGCCTCCTTTGAGAAGCTCAAAAAGGGGATGGCCGACGCGGTAAACGTCGTTAAAGGCTCCACAAAGAAAATGGAGGAGGCTGCTGCTGGTTCTAAGAAAGCACTTGAGCAGGCGTTAGGCGGGGAGAATCTAAGAGTAAAGCGCCGCGAGCTTACGCAAACAATTAACGAGCAGCGCAGTATTTTAACCAGCTTTAAGCAGGATTTAATTGCGCTAGAGAATAAGTTAGCCCAAACTAGTAAGGGCGACCTAATGAGGCAGAAAGCGCTTAAAAACGCTATTGCCTCGCTGAAAATTGAAATTAAGGATCAAGAAAGCGCCGTTCGTAATTTAAGCGACGCTAGGGCTGAGACTAACTTTAACCTAGAAGAAGGCAGCCGCAGAGCCGAGCAAAACACGCAAGCAATGGAAGCGCTTAGCCGTGCAGTCAATGCCGCTGCTATGGCTACTTTACTTTTTGCTGGAGATAACAAAGAAGTCAGCTCAATAATGCGGGGCGTTCAGGTTACTATGGCCCTAGCCTCTGCTGCTGTTGCTGTTTATAACTTAGCGCAAAGGCAAAACGAGATTTATACTGTCGCCGCTACTGCTGCTCAGAAAGCTTATGCTTTTGCAGTAGGCACTTCAACGGGGGCGATGAAAGCTTTTCGCATTGCTTTAGCTGCCTCTGGTGTTGGATTAATAATAATAGGCTTAAGCTCTTTAGTTAGCAAATTTGCAGAAGTAGGCAGCGCCGCTAATGATAGCGCGGACGCTGTAATAGCAGCCCGCAAGAAGTTAGAGAACGATTATTTTAGACCTTTAGAAAACCGTCATAAAATAGAGATGCACAACCTCAAAATGAGGGGCGCAACTCAAGACGAAATACAAAAAGCAGAGGCAGATTTTTTAACGGAAAAGAAAAGGCTAGTAGATCGTGCTATAGCTTTAGCAGAAATCGAGCAAGGCGTTTCTAACGACGTTAAAGAGAAAAAACTAGAGGAACTTAGGAACCTCAAAAATCAGCTTGTTGCAGACGCAATAGACGCAGAATTTAAGCAACAAGAGGACGCGCTCGAGGAAACGAACAAAATAGAGAAAAAGAAATTTGACGATTACGGTAAATACTTAGAAGAAAAGGCAGCGCTTGAAAAAGCAATGCAAGAAAATCTTACTAAGTTTTTAGTAGACGAAGAAGTAAAGCGAGTAAAAGAAAGGGGCAAGGCTCGCGAAATGACTGAGGCTGATTTAATGCCAGCCGCTTCAGCCGCAGCGCCTAAGACCGACAATTACCTAATGGCCATAGCACAGCTAAACGAAGAAGCTGCTGCTTTGGATATGGAGGCCCTAGCGCAATGGCGGGCTAATAATGCCGACCTTTTCCTGGCAATGGAAATAAGGGCGCGCAAAATGCAGCAGTTTGCTGTTAAAATGGAAGTTGCCGCAGAACAGGCCAGCGCCGCCCTTGCGACTATGAGCGCCTCGATGTTAGAAAGTTTTGCTGTATTGTTGGGCGATGCAATAACAGGGAAAGCCGATGCTATGCAAACTTTTTTACAATCTTTTGCAAGCTCCTTAGCTAGCTTCCTTGGTACTTTTGGCAAGGCGCTTATTGCTCAAGGTATAGCTATTGATGCCTTCAAGGAGTCGCTCAAAAGCCTAGACCCCGCTGTGGCTATTGTAGCGGGCTTGGGTTTGCTTACAGCCTCTACCTTAGTTAAGAACGCAATGGCCAAAGGTTCACAGGTGCAAGCCTTTGCAGACGGCGGTATAGTCAGCGGCCCGACCTTGGGCTTAATGGGCGAATACCCAGGCGCTAGAAGTAACCCTGAGGTAATTGCCCCGCTAGACAAATTAAAGTCTATGATCAACACAGGCGGAGGCAGCGGCGAGCTAGTCGCTTCTACTAAATTCGATGGCCGCGACTTGTGGCTAGCTGTTAATAGATACGAAAAAGATAAGGCCAGGGGTTAACTTTGAAATATGGCTAAGATATACTCAGGCTCTTTTTACAGTATTGCGGGCGTTGAATACGTTGTAGAACTTTGGAACGGCCCAAGCGGAACGGCTACGCCTGTGGTATTGGCTCTAGCTTCGCCTGGTTTTAACATAGAAAGACAAGGCGAAAGTGACACTTTTTTTGATAACCCGATAAGAGCTAGCCGCGTTACTGTTCCCTTTGTTGTAGACAATGACACCGATTTAGCCGCCTTTCAAGCAATAGCAACAGACCCAGAGGGGACTTACGCTATTAAAATAATGAAGGACGGCAACTTCTACTATATAGGCCGAGTGTTAGCCGATCAAATGCGATTTGAACGCGCAGACCCAGAGGGCAAAGTAGTTATACAAGTTGCCGCAGTAGATGCTTTAAATCTAATCGACGGCTTTAAAGTAGAGGAGTCTTGGTTTACAGACGACCACGCAGGCGGGATTTACCTGCTTAGAAAGTGCCTAGAACTTAGCGGGCTAGACGATTATTTCGGGGCGACTTCTGATTATATTTTTGACGGCCTAGAGCAATATGAGAGCGCAACGCAAAGCGTAAGCAGCGAAAAGCTAAATACTTTTTGGTTTAATCGCTTGGCTTTTGTAGATAATTTAAACGTATTCGGAGGCATTGAGCTAAGTTATGTAAACGCAAAGCAGGCAATCGAGACAATCCTAAACGGCTTCGGGGCTAGAATCCATTTTGATAACGGCGGCTTTTACATTACTCAAACCCCGACCTATTTAAGCTCTACGCTGACCTTTCACAAATACGATAAGAGCGGCAACTATAACGGCACTAGCACGCTGTCTCACGCTGTTAGCTTAGGCACTTTACCCGCTCGCCCTCAATGGGCCGCAAAGCCGCAGCTGTATTACCAGCCGCCTTTTAGAATTGCGGAAAACAACTTTATTAAAGCAAACGGGGCCTACATAAAGCGCAGCACAGCCAGCGCCTCGCAGTTGGAGCTTTACTTTGACAGGCCGCCGCAAGATCATAACTTTCGCGTACAGATTAACCTGGAGAGCGAGTTACCGCCCGCTAGAAGTTACCACCAAGTGCGCTATAGGGTTTATGGCATAGACGGCAGCCCAACAAGCTTTTACTATTATTACAGCGGCCTAATTTGGAACAGCCAAGCGGGGATACCTAGTTATCAGACAGTTGCTTATAAGGACCAACTCCAGCCTAGCTCTAGCTTGCCTATTAGCTTAAGCCTCGATTTTGTTGGCCCTATTGCTTCAGGTCCTGCTGCAAATATTACGCAGTTCGTCGTAGATATTCGAGTAGACGCTATAACGCCCGTCTGGGTTCAGGATCCTATAAGCGGCGGCTGGTGGCAGACTTACCAGCTCAATAACTTGAGTTTTACGGGTGCTATTGCCTCGGCTTATGCTTACAATAGCTACACGCCTGGCACTACCGACGATTTCAGCCAAGACGTTACTTTACAGGCTACGAACAGCATAGGCAATAATAGCAAGGTAGTAGAGGTAAACGAGGTATTTTACGACGGATTGACAAAGTACGAAGGCGGCACTATTTTAGTCGGTTCTTCTTATGCTGGCGCAGTTGTTCCTACAAGCTGGGGCAATGGCTGGCAAGCTGGTTATTTTCAGAGCTTCCAACAGTCTAAAGCCGATCAAGCCGTAGCAATTTACGGCAAATTTAAGGACGCTGTACGCGGGACTTGGCACGATAACGGCGGGCTTACTGCTGTTAAATCTTTGTACTTTGACGGCGGCGCGTGGCTGCTGAACGGGTGTAACTATTCGGCGCAGCTTGAAACCTGGGAGGGCGAATGGCTTAAAATTGAAGTAGACTATACCGACGTAGTGCAAACGGGAGAAGAGAATAACAAAAGGCCCAGCGAGCGCGTTTACTTTCAGAATCAAATAGACGAACTAAAAGCTAGACTCGGAACAGTCGAGCAAATTACAGGCGCTTTACCTAATCAACTTAGCGAGGATTTTATAGAAGTTAGCGACGGTGCGCCTACCTCAGATCCTGGCGTAGACGGCACCTATACGCTAGCCCTTTATTACAATGCCGCCGCTACTGACTTTAGCTGGCAAATGCGCAGGCTTGGCAATAGCCTAAACGTAACGAGCGACATTACTAGCTTCCCGACTGAGTATGAGATTTTTGTTTGCGACACAAGTTCTGCCAGCATTACAATTAGCTTACCAGCGCCTCCAAGCGTTACGCCTGGCTTGCGCTTTGGCTTTATTAAAACTCAAGCGGCTAATACTTTGATCCTTGACGCTGGGTCGGGTTACTTTATTAACGACGCTCAGCTATTGAGTTGGGCGGGTAAATGGGAGACGCACTGGGTGCAGTCCGACGGGGTGCAATGGTATGTAGTCGCCTCGCACAAATAGCTTTAAATTGTTGCTAGTGTTTGCCTGCTCTGCTTTTATTTTTGGAGTATGGCACAAGCTTCCGCAGATATATTAGCAGGCTCTCAAGGTTTTAAATACCACGCAGCCGCAACCGTTACAGGCGTTTCTTATGACGCTGTTGTGTGTCAAGAGGACACCGTATTTACTAGCTTTACAGTTACTCCAGATTACCAAAGCGCTTCCAATGTATTGAGCGCTAGAGGGATGAGCGGCGTAACTTTCCAGCAAGGCACTTACTTGCCCGCTGGTAAAGGCCAGAAAATTACGGGCTTTGTTATCTCTTCTGGCTCAGTTATCGGTTATTAAATCGGTTATTAAATCGGTTATTAAACAAAATGAAAGTAATTAGCACCCTCGGAATTGGCACACGCGGGCGCGTTTATTTCGGTCAAGGCTGGGATTACGTCGTTACCTATAAAGCTCGAATAACCGCAGACGGCGGCTACTATGAGGGCGTGAGCTGTTTATTGAGAAAATTAAACAACTTGTAAACTATGAGCGATCTATTAAACCAGGCTAGTCTTGTATACATCCCAAGCGGCTACAAAGAAGATAAAGCTTACAGCGTAATACCCACCGATGGAAGCGGAGACCTAACTTTCACCCGTGCAAGTGACGGCACAAGGGTTAATTCTCAGGGGCTTGTTGAGCGGGTGCCTTGGAATTTGTTGCAACAGAGTAACACTTTTAATACGACTTGGACGCTATCTAATGCAACTGTAACAAGTGGCCAAAGCGGATACGATGGCAGTTCAAATGCTTGGTTACAACAATCTACTTCCACATTTTGTAGAGTAGAGCAAAGCACAACAATTACGGGCGTTGTTAATTTTTCAGTATATTCAAAAGCAGGAACATCCAACTTTCTCCTTTTGGAGGTAACGGGTAATCTGTTTTATGCTTGGTTTAATTTGTCAACTGGGCAAGTTGGCTCAAAGGGTGGTGCATATATCAGCGCAACAATGACAAGCGTAGGAAATGGGTGGTATAAATGCGAGTTAGTTGGAACACAAACTACAAGCGGTCAAGCGAGAATAAGGGCAACAGATGCAAATAACTCAACGGTTACCACAACTTCTTCAAACATCTACATCCAAGACGCACAATTGGTAGAAGGCTCAACCGCAAAGCCCTACTTCCCCACCACCAACCGCCAAGATGTTCCCCGTTTGGATTATTCGGGAGGGTGTCCATCTTTGTTGCTTGAGCCGCAGAGGACGAATTTGCAACAATATAGTGAGCAGTTTGACAATGCCGTTTGGTCAGATAGCGGTACAATTGTGCCAAATCAAGCAACAAGCCCAGACGGAACGCAAAACGCTGATTTGTTTTACGCTGCAACTGGTACGGGCAAAAGGATTATTGATTCACAAACTATTTCAAGCGGGACTGCCTACACTTCAAGCGTATTTGCCAAAGCATCAGGGTGCAATTTTGTTTTTTTACCAGACATTGATAACCAAGTGAATAGCGTTTGGTTTGACCTTTCTAATGGCACATTTTCAACACCAATAGAAGGAACTGCCACGATGGTTGATTATGGGAACGGGTGGTACAGGTGTTCTTTAACAACAACTTCAAACACAACTACTGGATATAGTTACTTTGGCATTTCAAGCACAAGCGGAAGCACTTCGTTTACCGCAAATGGAACAGACGGGGTACTTTTCTGGGGCGCACAACTTGAAGCAGGTTCATACGCCACCTCCTACATCCCCACAACATCGGCAAGTGTTACCCGTGTAGCGGATACATTTAGCCGCAATAACATCTATACCAACGGATTAATTTCTGCAAGTGGTGGTACTTGGTTTGTGGAGTTAAATAACAATGTGGTTTATCCTGATGGAATTTCACAAGCACAATTATTAGGACTTGGAAACAATATTGTTGGTGCATCTGCGGATAATTTATGGATTGCGAGTTCAAATAACTTTCGGATTAGAATTTGGAAACAAGTTGCAGGAACATTAACTGGCCTTTATACAACTTCAACGGATACATTAAAAACCGCAATTAAATGGAACGGTACAACGGCAGATGTATTTGTGAATGGAACAAAGGTTGTTTCAGCAACATCATTTACACTAACTGCCCTTGAATCATTGCGAACAATTGCCGTGCAACACCCATATTACATCCAACAAATGGATTTGTTCCCAACACCTTTAACAGATGCCGAGTGCATAGCCCTAACAACGATATGAACACTTTCAGAAAATACGAGTTTACCCCATCAACTTGGGCAACCTTGAGAAAGCAAATAGAGCAGACAACCGAAGAGGGAACAACCTTTGTAAATTGTGCCGTTCACGAAATCGGTTTCATTTGCCTCCAATGGGGCGAGGATGCCGAAGGGATGCCCGTTTGCGAAGTTCAAAGCGACAAGTGGGCGGTTGACATACTTTTCTACTCTGAGCCTCCTGCCGACTTTGCCGCTTACGAGGTATGGCCCGACCCTTGTGGGGTGCATACTTTTGCAGGTTGCGAATGGGAATACCTCCAAGGGTATTGTGCCAAATTCCCCGATTCACCTTTTTGTTTAATTCCCGAACCCGTAGAACCTGTAAACGATGGCCAAAGCTAAAACCTCAGCGGCTGCCACTTGGAAGCCTAAGCCGAAAAGAAGGCGGCCAGGAGTTCACGCTAAGAACAATAAACCAGCTAAGCGATACAGAGGCCAAGGCCGTTAATACTTAAAAAAAATGAAGTTACCCGTTTCTTTCGATCAGTTCAGCAAAGACCCTAGCAAGGCGCTCACTTACTTAATGGTCTTCGCCGTTATTTTTCTTTATGTTAGAAGCGAAAAGCAGAGTAACAACGAGGGCAGCAAGTGTGAAGAACGGCTAACGGCTTGCGAGGGGCAGCTTAGGCAGTTTTCTAAAATGCTAAAGACTTCAGACAGCTCAACGGCTGCGCTGCGTGCTGAGCTTAATACATACAAGAAGCTAGGAGTTATAAATTAAGGCAATGAAAGCAACCTATTTACTAGCCGCCTTTTTAACTGCTGCGCTGCCTATACAGGACAACGTAAAAGAGGCAGACCCCTATAAGGCTTATTCTATGCAGCTACAAAAAACAGCCGCCAGCATTGCAGCAACTCACGCCGCTATTGCAGAAGCTCAACAAATGACTGAGGCTAAGATAGAAGAAGCCAAAGAAGCTGTAAAAGAAGCGGAGCAAATGGCTGAGAAAGTGGAGCTATTAGAGCGCGTTTGCGAGGTTTATAGCGTTCCCGTTCCCGAGTCTTTAGAGGCTTTAGAAGCCGAGCAGGTGGCTGACTCTATTAGGGTTTCAAATATGCAAAAGATAAACAAATGAAGATTCTAGACGTATTTAAAGGCCAAGCTGGCGAGACTAGCTCCAAGCGAGTGGTGGGCGTTATTGGCGCTTTAGTTTTGTTTTGTACTATGGTAGCGAACAGCTTTAGCCCCGTAGAGGTAGCACCTAGCCCTGAGCTTGTTAGCTCTGTGGAGTGGGTTACTATTCTCTGCTTAGGCTTTACCTCAGTTGAAAAGTTTGCCAAGCCTTCCAAAGGTGAGTAAAAAGGATCTAGTAATAGCATCGCTAGCGCTCTGGGTCTTGCTCGGCGTGCTTTTCGTTGCTCTTATATTTCGCTGGGGGCCGACTATACCAGGCGATCAGGACAGCGTTATAACAACCTATAAAGACAGCCTAAAGGGGCTAGAAACGCAGCGCAATGCTGTTAAAGACTCGATAAATAAAACAGCGTTAACCTATGACTCGCTTATTCAAGATATTCGCAATTCTGGCGATACTACTAGCAAGACCCTGCAAAGCTTACTCTCAAAGCATAGACAGCTCAACGCTGGCCGAAATTAACTACTACTTAGCCGAGGGCGCTAAGGCTCGGGCGCTTGTGCCTTTATACCAGGAGCGCATTAAAATTGACTCTCTAGAGATCGTACAGCATAAGGCTGCGGTTGAGCATTTACAACAGAGTAACAGTGAACTAACGCAAAAGCTCAGCCTGTGGCGTATACTTGCACCGCTGGCTTTTGTAGTCGGCCTAATCTTATGAGCGAGACCAGCGTTATAATTCGGGAGATAAAAGGCTGGGGGAATTACCGCTTTTTACTTTTGTCGGATATTCACTGGGATAACCCTAAATGTGACCGCAAGCTATTAAAACGGCACTTAGACGAAGCTAAAGAAGGTGGACACCCTATTCTAATAAACGGCGACCTGCTCGACCTTATGGGCGGCAAGAAAGACCGCAGGGCCAACAAAGAGACAGTAAGGCCAGAGCATCAAGTAGTAAATTACTTTGATGCCGTAATAGCCGACTGCGCTAAATACTTCAAGCCCTACGCCGAGCTTATTCACTTAATAGGCTACGGTAACCACGAGACCGCAATTACCAACCATAACGAAATAGATCCTCTTAAGACGTTTGCTCACTTGATTGGCAGAACCGACGCGCTAGGCACTTATTCGGGATGGATAATGTATCAATTTAGAAGCACAGGGAACCAAGGCCAAACGCTGCGCATTAAATACCACCACGGCTCTGGGGGTGGCGGGGTAGTAACTCGCGGGGCTATACAATTTAACCGTATGGCGACAATGGTAGAAGGTGCAGACATTATTTGGAGCGGTCACGTTCACGAGTCTACTGAGATTATTTACAGTATAGAGCGGCTAAATAGAAACAACCGACCCGAGCTAGTGAACTGCTATATGGTGCGCACTTCTACATACAAAGAGGAGTATTTACCAGGAATGGGTTGGGCAGTAGAACGCGGTATGCCCCCTAAGCCTTTAGGCGGGCGTTGGCTCGATGTTAAGTTTGGAGTTTACGGCGGTGTCCCCTATTTGAAATTTAATACTCAACACGCTAATTAGTACAAAAATGGATATTAAACAGCTAGATATTAAGAGCGTAACCTTTACGCAATACAACCGCGAGCAGCACGCTAAGAAACAGATTTACCTTCACCACACGGCAGGAACAGGCACGGGGGCGAATTGCTTTGCAGGATGGGAGAAAAAAGCTAATAAGATAGCTACTTGCGTTGTTATTGATCGCAGCGGGCAAATAGTGCAGGGCTTCCCCTCTAGCGCTTGGGCTTACCACCTTGGAACAAAAGTCGAGGTATTTAAAAAGCACGGGCTAGCCTATACGCAGCTAGATAAAATAAGCATAGGCATAGAGCTAGTTAACTGGGGCGGCTTGACTGAAAAAGAAGGCAAGTTTTACAGCTACGTAGGCAAAGAAGTTGCCGACGTTTGTCACTTGCAGTATAAAGGTTACAAGCATTACGAGAATTACACGCCTGAGCAGATTGAAAGCACGCGCAAGCTATTGCTCTATTGGGGCAAGAAATACGGCATTGATTTAACCTATAACCCCGATATTTTCGAGGTAACTCCTAGGGCCTTAAAAGGCGAGAGCGGGGTATTTACGCACAACTCTACGCGAGTCGACAAGGTAGATACCTACCCGCACCCTGGGCTTATTGAGATGCTTAAAAGCCTTAAGTAAAGGCAATAAAAAACCCCGCTAGTCAGGCGGGGCGGTTACTTTTGATCATCCTGGGAAGTATTTAACGACTTATTGCAAAGTTATAACTTTTCGTTTAGGTCTGCTGCAATCGTTTCCTTTTTTACACTTACAACATCTGCGGCCTCTTCTGCGGTTTGCATACCCATTAGGATATCGGGGGCATAGAGGCGGCCA